GTTTTACATTGGTTTATGGGCCCCACCTTTTTTGCGGTTGAAAGAAAGAATCAAGGACAGGTGGAGGTCTTTCCAATTGTGTACGAGTCTCCAAACTACAAAAATCCACCACCATCTATGAGAAATGGAAAGATATCGATGCCAAATATGATAACTGAGCTCGTCGAGGACCGACAGAGAAATAAGATGCTTTGTGAGCTTGTAAAGAAAGCATCAGCCGGTACAAGGCAACTCCTCGTCCTCAGTGATAGAAGATTTCATTGTGAATTCCTTCATCAATGTTTTCCAAAGACTTCAGGACTCTACATGGGTGGAATGAAGGAAGCAGAACTCCAAGAATCTTCAAAAAAGAAGATCATTTTCGCGACGTTCTCCCAAGCTCATGAAGGTTTAGATATTCCTACGTTAGATACTGTTATTTTAGCCTCACCCAAGTCTGATATAACACAAAGCATTGGTCGTATTATGAGAGAAACGAAGGGTAAACAGAATGATCCGCACATATATGATGTTCATGATCCATGGTCCATCTTTACGGCCATGTACTATAAGAGACTCAAGGTCTATAGACAGGGTGGATTCAATATACGGGGTAAAATGGCGGAAGAGCCGAAGAGTGACTTCCCTCAGGGAAAGTGTCTGTTTTTATAATCTGACTAATTAGTAAATGTCGGGTGCATTAATACAACTCGTTTCTAAAGGTGTTCAAGATGCCTACATCATAAGCGACGAAGGACATTCTTTTTTTCGTACCAAGTTTACACGTCATACGAATTTTTCTCAAGCCCCAAAATACATTAAAACGGTCACTACCACTGATACGTCCATTACGATACCAGTTCTAGGTGATATTATAAACGGTATATGGTTAGAGTCAGCCAATAGAAATGCTAATATAGCTTCAAATCTTTTCTATAATTCAACCGTTTCCCTTTTTATCGGCGGCCAAAAAATAGATTCTCAACATTATGACTATTTTTCCGATATATGGACAAACTATCTCGCAGACTCTTACACGAAGTCGCAAGAGTTGAATAACAAAACGTCTAGGTCTTGTCACACATTCTTACCCCTTCATTTCTTTTTCTGTGATCACAAAGCGTTTTTACCTCTTATAGCTCTCCAGCATCATCAAGTTGAAATAAAGATAGACTTTGATGAAACGAATATAGCTGGTCTAGATGCATCTGAAAAAAGTGCTAAAGTCTATGGAAACTATATCTATCTGGATAAAGATGAAAGAGAAACCTTCACGAAGAGACAGATGGACTTCATAGTAACTCAAGTTCAGGGTTTCAAAACAGAGTTACTCACTGTTACGAATAATAACACTGATGTGGGTGGTTACAATAGAATTGATTTATCAACATTTAATCATCCCATAAAGTCTCTCTTTTGGGGATTTAGTGCTTTAAGTGAAAATTTTGCGGATGATCGTTTCACCTTCCTTGAAGCTGATCTACAAATCAATGGCGCGCATTTGTTTGAAAAAATGACTCCAGTCTACTTTCACACTATTCAAAATTACTACAAATCTTCTTATGGTCATTCAGACTTTATTCCAGAAACTGAAGTACTTTTTAACACTAGATATTTTGCGTATCACTTCTGTTTAAACGCATCAGAATATAATCCATCGGGTACATGTAATTTCTCGAGAATAGACAGTGCTGTCCTATCATTAAACGGTGTAGAGAAGGGAGTTATTAGACCACCTGGTCAGGAACTTTTTGTGTATGCCGTAAACTACAATGTGCTTAGAATACGCAATGGTCTGGCTGGAATTTTATTCGGTAACTAATGTATAGATGGGCAGAACAGTACGTTTCGATCAGATTTTCGTAACAAGTCTAGACGCTGCACCACGAGAGACCGACGTTCTAAGTGGTCTCGCGAGTATTGATGCTGGTGAGATTACAGCAGATCAGATTCAAGTTGCGAATCTAACTATTACAAATCAAGTATTTGCACCGGTAGAAAGGACAGAATTTACAGGTCTCACGAATGTCTATCGTCTAACTGCCACCCAAGTTGGTGTGGGAACCGATAACCCAACTAACGAATTTCAGTTAGGTCAAGATAGCGTAATCATGAACCGAAGTTTACAAGATATTGTCACCGTTCAGGGTAATACAGTTTCGACAAACTTGTTTGCGACCAGTACACTCAAGACGACAAATGATAAATTTTTTGTGGATGCTAATGCTTCAAATGTTTTGAAGATTACTGGTAACACCTTTTCTACAAATGCGGCTATAGGTACACACCTTTTGGTTGGTAACGAGGCTGCCAGTGATGGTTCTAATGTAGCCGTTTTTGAAAAGGGTAATGTTGTCATCAGAGATGGGTTTTTGAGAGTATTTGGTGATGTTGATATCACCGGTAACTTGGCGATCACAGAGATTCCAGATTATACAAGTGTTAATAATTTGGTCGTCTCCAATGCTGTTATCCTCATGGGTGATGGTAACAATGGAACGTATGATATGGCTGTTCTTATGAGGGATGGTGCTACAGGTTCGTCCAATATATTTTTAGGATATACACACGCAAATGATAAGTTTAATATCACGAGAACTTTTGGTGGCCCCACAACAGCGACGTTTGATTCCATCTTAGATACTTCCAACACTGTAAATCTTCATGTGTATGGTGACATATATACACAAAACAATGTGGGTATCGCAAACACATCACCAACACTTTCTCTCTCTATTGGTTCGAATGTACACATAGATGATAAAGCTGCTACATCTAGTAATGTATTATACGCGAACGGGTTTGGCTTCTTTGAAGGTTTACGAATTGGAGACAGTGGTCTAACTGTAGGTAACCTAATTACATTAGATGCAGATGCCGTCATACCTATGGTGGTGTCTTCTAAGATTCAATCTCATGGTATTCAAACGACGGGTGTCAATTCATCCGGTATCGCGAATACGAATCCTGCGCATACATTATCTATCGGTAACAAGATATTCTTCAGTACCACAGACGCGAATGCCGTTACCGTGATCGGTAACACAGCGACGGGTCGTCTCATCACCGAGTCCATTCGTGTACAGGATTTCATCGAGGTAGAGGGTGAATCTGGTATTTCTTCAGCCGCGAATGTTATCATTCACGGTGATATCACGGGTGAAGATTCTACTTCGAACACGGTGAGTATTCGTGCGGGTCCATTGACCTCGAATATCAGTGCTCTCGAAATTAATGGTGCTAAAGAGTCGCCCAGTCATCAGTCGGTCATCATAAAGACAAAGAATACCGAACGTTTACGAGTCGTATCTGGTGGTAATGTTGGTTTATCCAACACTAATCCGAGTGAACTTTTAACTCTTGGTGGTAACCTCAAGTTAAATGATAGTAATGCGGCTATATTTAGTAATGACGCAAACTTCTTGAAGATTTTTACTGATATAATCAATAACCAAACAAGAATCCAAAATCGTGTAGGAAGTGGTAAAGGTCTGAACTTTTACGCCAGTACCACGGATATTATGGGTACACCAAAACTCACAATCCTTGAGTCAAGTAATGTGGGTGTAAATACGATGAACCCCGAGGGTCTTTTACACACGAATGGTGGAACCGTGTTTATCAATAATCAAGTTACACACAGGGGTGGTGTAAGTCATCTAGATACACCGATGGTTGTTACAAACACAACCCCTATTGTGGGGACTTCGGACTTTAAGAATGTTCTTCAACTTTCACGTGAGGGTGGTACATCTAGTCAACACGCGGTTAGAGGTGTATTTACAATGGGTAAACACGCACTTACGGGGAGTGATGGTTCCGGCACTTCGCGTTCCCAGTTGAACTTAACCTTAGCGAGTGACAATTACTCCACACAAGGACATGTTATGACATGGAGAAGTGATAAGCGTGTGGGTATAGGCACAACTCGGCCTACATCCCATCTTGAAATAATTACGACCGGTATAGGAAATGCAACAACGAATGGTATATTGGTGCACAGTGAACAGATCAACAATTCTGCGGATGATGCAATTGTAGCTATGAGATCGGATACCTTAAGTTCAAACTCATTTGCTTCGTTTATTCAAGCTGATGGTATTACTGGTAATCCCACTGGTTACTCTATGGGTGTAACTGGTTTGGGTGGTGATTTTAGACTCACCAAAAATCCAGGTGTAATTAATGATTCAACAAACACTCGTATCTTCATTGATGGTGCGACGGGTAATATTGGTATAGGCACTGACGCCCCCCGTGACAAACTTGAAGTGAACGGTGATCTTGTAATAGGTTCTAAATTAACATTTGGTGGTCTTCTGGGTGATGAATTTGGTAACACTATTATCAAAGAGCAGTTTTATAACCAAAATGCCGGTAAAACAGAATTACTATTTTTTAAGGGTAATGAAAGAACTGGTTTAGGTCCGGATAGGATCCGTTCGGTCGCTGCCGAACACATATTTGAGACATATCCAAATGTTTCGGGTTTAGACACACAAGAGAGGCGTGATAACATAATCGCGGATAACGCGTCCAGTGTTGGTGTTAAGAGTTTAGTGATTACACCATCGGGTCGTGTTCTCATAGGAAGAAGTAGTGAAGCTGGTTTGGGTACAGATGTTAAATTTTTCTGTGATGGCGGTTTTGCTTTCCCCGCGGGTGAGAAGATTAAAACTGGTAAGATGAATATATATTCCGGTTTAACCGATGGAAATATAGACACGGAAAATACAGCTAATTTAATGATAAATAATTATACTACTGAAACGGATACATATAAAGAAAACGTAAGAATAACATCCGAAGGTTTGGTTGGTTTTGGAACCACCGTTCCTAAATCAAATGTTCACATTTATTCCAACGCATCGGGAGACATAGATGTCCTCAAACTCCAAAATCCAGGTACAAACAATAAAGTTGGTCTCACTCTTAATACAAATGACAATTATGGTGGATACGTGAGAGGTTTCAGTGACTCCACCCATTCCGTACATGGTACAGTAATAGGTGGTGTAAGTGGGGGGACGGAAGGAGATGGTATTCACATCATACACACATCAAACGTGGGTGTCGGCACTGTAAATCCCAGTGAGCATTTCACCGTGTATAACGGTACGGCTCGTTTAGAACATGCGACGAGCAATGCCATCTTAGAATTTAAGACTACTGGTGGTGTTTCTAATATCTATGGAGATAACACAGGTAACGTGTTTATTGATCCAGTGAGAAGTTTAGCAGTGAAGAGTAACACTGAGATTACCGGTAATGTTCAGATTGATGGTAAGATTGATTTAGGTAATCAAGTAGCTGTAGATTTAGGTGGTTCAGATGCAACTACAGCCTTACATGTTGGTGGTGGATTTATATCAGGTTCAAATGAGGTCGGTTGTAAACGATACTCTAAAAGTTTTGTTCTAGATGCAACGGCCGGTAAAAATATCCGCCTGTATTTTGCTGATGGTGCTAGCCCTGAAAAGATGCCCGCCTTCTACGCAAAGATTGTTGCTATGTTGAGAAAGACTGATAATTCAGCTGTTCGTGACATGAGTACGATGGTACTGGAGATCCAAGGTGGTTCACATGACGGAACAACTAACGCTAGCTTAGATGATGAGATAACCATAGGTACAAAGAATCTATTTGGTGGTGATTCGGATTTTCCCTGGAATCCAAACATTACTGTGGGTAAAAGGGGTATAATATTGTCCCCTCTCGACACGAGTTCAGGTAGAATCTACAAGTATGATATCCATGTGGAACTTGTAACCTCCTCGTTATCTGGTAAACACACTGGAGGATTATTAAAGAATATCAAAAATAATTTCACGAGTCCAAGTACACAAGTTGATAACTTCGGTGCTGGTCAATCTATTGTAACTTTCACGTATTAAATCTACTACGAGGGAAGACCCCGCGGTAGAATCAACATTTACGCCCTGATGGCGTCGGATATAGCTAACGCGATAACTCCGACAATGAAAGCTATCACGATGTAATTGAGTTCACTTTCTTCAAAACCAACCTGAGTCTTTTCAGGCTCACCAACAGACTTCTGTTGGGGCTGCTTTTCTTTTGGAGGATCCAGTTCCTCCAAAGGATAGTAAGCTATCATTTATATATATTTAGAGATTAATTTCCTTCTTAGCCTTCCTTCCTCTGGTACGCCTGGTCTTGGATGCCGTTACGTTGACTTCCTTGACCTCACCACCAGTAGAGTCGCCCGATATGGAGATGATATCAGAAATATCTTCTTCATCATCTTCGGGTTTCTTCTCGGTGGCGGAAGAGATTGCTGTGGTATTCATGGGAGGGGCTGGGGGCATCATGATACCACCCATTAGGCTAGAAATGTCAATCCCGGGTCCCTGCATCTGATACTCTCCTGTCCCTCCAACGGGGGCATCAGTGGCTGGTCCGTCAGTTTGGCGAGTGGTATTCTGGACAGCGTTCATCATATTCTTTACGAGGTCGGGGTTCTGCTTGATGACATCATTCATGTTAGGCATCACCGACTTGAACATAGAGTTCGTGAGGTGGAACATCATAGCGGAACCACCAAGCATCATGATTAGCTTGATCTCGGGAGCAACCGAAATCTTCGAGCGGTACTTAACATATAGCTCTTCAAAGACTCCATCATAGTCATCGACATTCTCCATAACTGACTCCGACCAACCATCGAGCTGAATCTCGAAGGGGTTGTACCTTTTATTGAGGAACTCGAGTCCAGTTACACAGGCCACGAGCATGCGTCGAGAAAATCGGATAGACTGTTCAACGTCTATACTGTAGGTGATCCTTTTAACCTCGGATCTCAACTCTTCAATATTGGAGTAAGCATTCAGACGCTTATTGACAGCGAAACCCTTTTTCTCCAGGCGTCCCAACTTGTTGATCAGGTCAGCCTTCTCTTCATCAATTGAACTATATCCCTTTGTGGGCTTCTCATCCTCCTCTCCTGGACCCTGGTTACCATAATCATCGGCGTCATCAAAAAAATTAGCATCATCGTCATCACCATAGTCAATCTCCTGATCTGGAGCCGAGGTATTATGGTTCGTTTGTTTGGTAGGGTTCACGAAGGCATCCATACTTTCCTGTTGTTGCGCCATAGGGGGTGGCCTAAATGTAGGTCTAGTGGGTCTTGGTACACGTTGAGGGCGGGGGGCGGAAATTTCAATCTCATCCATAATGGCCTGCTCATCTGCATCCAATTTCATAACACTGGTATTTCCTCGATCGATTACGATCTCTTCGTCCATCTACTCTCTATGTAGAAACTAAAAAAATTACCTTTAACGCAGTTTAAAAAATTTCTTAGTTCATTATAAATGTTCAAACTTAATCGTGTCAGTCGTAATGCTCTCACCATGATTATTATTCTTCTACTGATCATCTCGGGTCTCGCGGCCTTCAGGACCAGTACCACCAGTGGGTACAAACCCATCACCGCCAAGACTGTCAGTGATGGTTCCATCTTTGATCTTCCAGTCGAACTCGAGTGCACCGCTGGCTCTGGTAAGAAGGGTAGCCCTTACTCCAAGGGTTTAACTCCAGGGGGTGTGTGCGGCGCCCAAAAGCTCGTCGCCAGTCAAGCTGGTGGATACGAAATTACGGATGGAATCGGTGGATCTTTAATCTAAGCTAATGATATATGGCGCTGATTACAACTCCTACTCTGTTGATTCCAGACCTTCAACACGAATACCATACCGTGACCATTGATACAATTGGACAGTCAACCTCCAATGTCTTCACTTGTCATCTCCAACAGCCTCTCAAAAATATCGTACAGGCTAGATTAATAGCTGCCAGAATTAACACCACTGTGGCGACTGAACATTGTTATGTATCTATTGAAGAACTCGACAGTATTTTCGCCGAGCGCGCGTCTAACGAACCAAATGGACAAGCTGCTGCGAGTGTTGTGAGAGGTTCTTTTGCGAGTATTGTGACGAGTGATGATAGTGGATTAATAAGTTACAAGGATAACTATCCCCTCGTCACTCAATATGTGAATCCTATTCGCAGCATTGATCGTTTCACTGTTACTATTCGCGATCAAGATGGTAACCCCATTGTACCTTCCAGTCCCGCCAAAGACAATTTTTTAATAATTCGTTTCGTGTGTAAGAAACCCAACCTGTAATTTTCTCCTTTTATAGTAATATACCATGTCTCCAGGCATTGTTCAGTTGATGGCAGCAGGTGCTCAGGATAAATGGATCGTAGGTGATCCCGAAGTATCTTTTTTCAGCTCAACATTCAAAAGGCATGCTAATTTCTCACAATCCGTCGAAAAGCAAACAATCCACGGAGCGGTGAGAAACAACTCGTTATCTAGTGTTCAATTTGAACGGTCCGGTGATCTTTTAGGTCATGTGTATTTCACGATAGATGATAATACAACCGCCCTTGATATTCAAAGGTGGGACAATATCATTGAAAGTGTCGAGCTCTTAATTGGAGGCTCCGTCATTGACAAACAAGATGCGGTCTTTACTGAAAATATTGCCGTGGATATTTTTGCCACGAATGTTTCTAAGAGTGCTCAAGGTACCCACCCAGGTATTTCCGCGCGTTCGTTTTTTTACCCTCTCCGCTTCTTTTTCTGTGAGAGTCCTAGTCTAGCTATCCCAATTGTTGCTTTAAACTATCATAATATTGAAATTAGAATTAATTGGGCATCCCAAGCTGCGAACTATAACATAGAATGTTTCGCGAATTATTACTACCTTGACACTGAAGAACGCGGAAATATTGCTTCTCGCACTCATGATATCCTCATATATCAGGTTCAAAAGAGTATCCCATCCGGAACGAAAATGCAAGAGCTTACGTTCAATCACCCCGTGAAGTACCTTGCATCATCTAATACTACAACTGGAAGCGCCCTCACTTCAGCGAGTAATAAGATCAAATTAAATGTTAATGGTACAGATTTAGCAAACTATCGTTGGGGTAAACCACATTTTATTGATGTAACGCATTACTATAACACCAGTTTTGTGGCATCCCCAGATTTCTTCTTGTACCCCTTTTGTATATCGACGAGTTCCCTTCAACCAACAGGCACCCTAAATTTCAGTCGACTCACGACAGTCAAGCTCATGAGTGAGTCTATGAACATCATAGACCCTATATATGCTGTAAATTACAATATCCTTAGGGTTCAAAATGGACTTGCGGCGCTACTCTATGCAAATTAAAATACCATTCTATATTAAATGGTCAAGAACTTGCCGACGGTCGAGCGTTCGACCAAAATCAGGTTCGGTAAAAATTGTACTAACGACCAGGCAGAAAACACAATTGTGTTTAATGCGAGCGAAGAGGAAATAGAAGTAGCAACACCTGGGACTACATATCTGACCCCCATTCGTATAGATGCAGTTCAACAACAAGGTGTACGCTCAAATGTCGTGGTTTTGGCATATAACAGAGATACTAAAGAGATTACAGATTCAAACGCTATTGCGAGTGAAATTTTAAATTTTAATCTTGCTGGTGCGACTAAAAATGGGAATACAACCCCTTATACTATGCGTTTTGACTCGTATACAGATGCCCTTGGTGTGACGACCACTGCCAAACCCACAAGCTTTGTAACGTCGGG